GATAAGAAAATAGCAGTATTTCATAACGCTAAATTCGATATAGCATTTCTCGAGTACCATTTAAATGTAAAAGTTAAACGCTTTGAAGACACAATGCTTATGCATTATGTCATTGATGAAAGGCCTGGAACACACGGCCTAAAATTACTTGCTATGCAATATACAGAGTACGGCGATTATGAAAAGCCCATGTATGATTGGATCGAGGATTACAGAAAGAAGCATGGAATTTTAAAAGATGATTTTCGTTGGGAGTGGATTCCTTTCGAGACAATGAAGACATATTCAGCTATTGATGCTTGTGTAACCTTCATTCTTTACGTAAAAATGAGTAATGCCTTAGAAAAAGGTAATCAAAACTTAGTACGTGCTTATAAAGGAATACTACTTCCAGCTTGTGAGTTCTTAACAGACGTTCAAGATAATGGTGTTCCATTCAATCGCGAACGACTTGTCAAGAGTCAAGACCTTATGACAGAAGAGATTCATAGAGCAGTAGCGGCTCTAAGTAAGCATGAAGCAGTAAAAAGGTTTGTAGCTGATCAAGGAAAAGAATTTAATCCTAATAGCGTACTACAACTAAGAAAGTTGTTGTTTGATTATATAGGTTTAGAGCCTACTGGAGTTAAAACTGAAAAAGGTGAAAACTCCACTAATGCTGAAGTTTTGGAAGAGCTAGCGAAAGCCCATGAAATTCCTAAGTTAATTCTTGATATTCGACAGAAAAGTAAAATTAAGAATACGTATCTTGATAAAATTATCCCCCAATTAGATAGGGATAGTCGTCTTCGCACTAATTTTAATCTGCACATTGCTACTTCTGGAAGACTGTCTTCTAGCGGTAAGCTAAATATGCAACAGTTGCCTCGTGATAATCCTATTATTAAAGGATGTATCATGGCAGCGCCTGGGTACGAAATTGTATCTATGGACTTACGTACTGCTGAAGTATATGTTGCAGCAGTACTGTCAGAAGACTTAGAACTTCAAGAGGTATTCCGTTCGGGAGGTAACTTCCACTCAACAATCGCGCATAAAGTATTCGATCTTGACTGCCCAATTGAAGAGGTTGCAGATAAATACCCAAGTTGGAGACAAGCTGCTAAAGCTGTTACCTTCGGTATTATGTATGGAGCGGGTCCTACAAAAATCAGTTATCAAGTTACAAAGGATGGCGGCAATCTTTCAGTTCTTCAAGCTAAGCGAGTTATTAAAGACTATTTTAATACTTTCTGGAAGCTTGAAGAGTGGATTGATGCTAGAAAGACGGAAATCGCAAGAAATGGGCGTATTTACTCTCATTTCGGACGACGCCGTAGACTTGATGAAGTAAAGTCTGAAAATAAAGGAATTAAGAGCCATGCAATCCGTTCTGGATTAAATTTCCTTGTTCAGTCTGTTGCTTCAGATATTAATTTATTAGGTGCTATTGAAGCACATAATTTAATTAAGAAGAGTGGTATGGACGCACGTATCTTCGCACTAGTGCATGACTCAGTTCTTGCAGAAGTACGTAGTGATCAAGTAGAAGACTACATGAAACTGCTAAAAGAATGCATCCAACGTGACCGCGGAGTGAGTATTCCAGGATGTCCAATTGGTTGCGATTTTGCAGTAGGTAAGGATTACTCAATGGGTAAGTATGAAGAATGTTACCCGAACTAGACTACATTAAGATACTTAGAAGGGCTACATTTCCTTTCTTCGTACTAGGATCGAGCGATGTTCGATATCATGATGGTTTAGTTACAATAAATGAGAAGGTAGTTGATGACAGAAATCAAAAAGGAGCTACCCTAGGGCAACGCAGGTTATTAACTCCACACAAGCTTTACTTAATTAGAAAGTGTGTGATGGAGTTTCCTGAGTTAATTGATAGTAGATGTACACGTTTTATTGATAAGAATGGCTTTTATTTTTCTTATGTTAAAACCAAGATAGTAAACATAGTTTCTTATAAAATAATTCATAAAACGTCACATGATATTTATTCCACAGTTTTCTGTGAAGGAGTAAATAGTCTATTCGCACTCCCTAGATACCCTCATAGCGCGGAGTGGGCACAAATCATCCAATTAGATGGACTGCCCTGGAAACTATATAGTACTAGTGATAGCTATATAGAGAAGTACAAAAGGAAAATATAGTGGCTCATAAGAGGTCGGATGCAATAAGCAAGCTCAATTTTTCACTAAAAGAAGTAGAACCATTAACCAGAGGACAATTACAAGTATTTGATTCTGATAAGCATTTGCTTCTACATGGATGTGCAGGGACTGGAAAAACTTATATTTCACTTTACCTTGCATTAGACGATATAATTAAAAAGCATTATAACAAAGTAATTATTATAAGAAGTGCTGTATCCACTAGAGAAATTGGATTTTTGCCAGGTACTGAGTCAGAAAAAGCGAAAATATATGAACAGCCATATATTGCAATGTTTGAGGAGTTATTTGACAGAGGCGATGACCCCTACGGTCAGCTAAAACAACGAGATGTAGTGTATTTTATGACTACTTCATATTTACGCGGCATTACGCTAGATAATGCGGTAGTTTTAGTAGATGAGTGTCAAAATATGACATTTCATGAACTAGACAGTATTATAACTCGTATAGGACATAATTGTAGGGTTATTTTCTGCGGAGATTTCTTTCAGTCAGACTTGAAAGGTAATGGGCTTACTAAGTTTATGGAAATACTAACTAAAATGCATGAATTTGACTTTATTGAATTTGGAATTAATGATATTGTACGTAGCGATTTAGTAAAGAGTTACTTAATAACAAAATATGGGTTATAATGAAGAAAGCAGTTCTATCTAATCGAATTTATCTTAATGTAGAAGATCCAGACTACGTTTCGTATCTGGATAAGCATCTTACGTACAAGATTCAAGGTTATATAGAAGAAGCGCCCCCAACTATCATCAAAAATCTGCGAAAAATAAGAAATACACTATATTCTATTCCGGCAGGAAGAACGGATTTAATACCTTCGGATTACGAAGTAGTAGACAAACGACAATTAGTTCCTGCTGACTTTCCAAAGTCTTCGCTCACTTTAAGAGAAAGTCAGCAGGAAGTTTATGATAACTTAAATGAAAACGCTGTTATTAACGCACCGCCTTCTTGGGGTAAAACTTTTACCGCTACTGCGATAGCTGGAAAGCTAGGACAGAGGACATTAGTAGTTACCCATACTGTTGCACTTCGGCAACAATGGGAAGATGAAGTGTATAAAATGTACGGACAGAAGCCGGGAATTATTGGTAGCAGAAAATTTGAGCCAAATTCTTTTATAGTAGTAGGAAACATACAGACACTAGTAAAACATAAGACTGCTTTGAGCAAGTCTTTTGGCACACTTATTGTAGACGAGTGTCATCATATTCCAGCTACTACATTTAATGCATTAGTAGATTCGAGTTATGCTCGATACAAGATAGGCTTATCAGGTACAGTAGAGCGTAAAGATGGTCGTCATGTACTGTTACCTGATTATTTCGGGTACCAAAGATTCACGCCTCCGCGTGAAAACTATATGGAGCCGCGGGTAGATATTATTCGTTCTAATATAAGGTTCATGGATGGCGCGGGGTCGCCTTGGGCACTACGAGTGAACGACCTTGTGTCTCAAAATGAATATGGGGAGCTTATAGCATTACTCGCAGCTGCATATAGAAAAAACGGGCATAAAGTATTAGTTCTATCTGATAGGCTGATATTTTTAAACAGGCTGTATTCTACGCTTGGAGAGAATATCTCTGAACTTATTACAGGAGAAATAACTTCTATTGATGAGCGTAAGAGAAGAATACAGAATATACTAGATGAAAAGAAACAAATACTGTTGGGAACGCAGAGCATCTTTTCAGAAGGTATTAGCATAAATAACCTAAGTTGCCTAATCCTTGCCACGCCAGTTAGCAACACGCCTTTACTTACTCAGTTAATTGGTAGAATTAGTCGTGAGCATCCTGGAAAACATACTCCAATAGTTGTTGATATTAACTTAAAAGGAAAGACTGCGGAAAGGCAAGCAAGGCTCAGATTAGGGCATTATATGCAAGAGGGTTATACAATAAACACCATTAATGTCTAAAAAAATTGTACTTGACATTTATAACTGTTTCGTTGTATAATATATATTCTTAGATGGGAGGAACATGATAATTTACGATTGGAAGAAAGTGTGGCAAAAATCAGAAGGCAGCTCATCTAGGATTTTAGATATTATAAGCTATTTGACGCATGCACAAGTCCCTAAAGATATTTACGACCCTATATTAAGGTTTGTAGATGTTGACTGGAGAGGTATTTCTTATCTTGTAAACCCTGAACCGGTTTTCGAGCATAGAGTACGTATGTATGAAAAAGAGCTTGCAGAATATGTGGCTTTAGCAAGCTTTCGTAATTTAGCTGATTACAAGGTCACAAAACGAACTACTCTGCCGCTAATGGAATCTCCAATAGATGCAGAGAGCATAAACAACAATAGATTTCTTCTCCTTCGTGATGATGGTTTAATTCATTTTCGTTGGGAAGAACCCGCTAACTAGGAGACTATGTACATGGTGAAATTTGTAGAGGCTGTTGGATCAGCCAAAAAGAGAGTGCTCGATCAATATACTTTTAAGAACGGAGATAACTCCGTCAGACTGTTCGGTGACTTACTTCCTCGATACATTTACTGGATTAAAGGGAACAATGATAAAAATCTCCCAATTGAATGCCTTGCATTTGATAGAGATTCGGAGTCCTTTACTAGTAACGAGAAAGATTGGGTAAGAGAGTTCTATCCAGACGCTAAGGCGACTTGGTCATATTCTATTCAATGTATTGACTTGTCTGATGGCCAAGCCAAGATTTTTAATCTTAAGAAGAAATTGATGGATCAAATTCTTCAGGCAGCCGAAGAACTCGGAGATCCTTGTGATCCGGAGAAGGGGTGGGAAGTACACTTTAAGCGTACTAAGACCGGTCCGCATCAATATAATGTCGAGTATACACTTGATCAGATTAAGTGTTTAAAGAACACTAGGCCCTTGACAAAAGAGCAACGCGAAGTAGTAGCTGCGGCTACTCCAATCGATCAACTGCTTCCACGTCCTACCTCAGAAGTTCAAAAGGATTTGCTAGATAGGATTAATCGTGGTGAATCTGAAGATGGTGATGGAACCACTACTGATCCAGAGGTAAGCAAGGAATTTGACGTTAGCTAAGTGCCTTATCAGTGCTAGCCGGGGACACGCCCTACGTGAGTAGGGCTGTCTCTCTTTTTTTCGGTGATATATGATACTATTTACAGCAGATTGGCACATTAAATTAGGTCAAAAGAACGTGCCTAGAGAATGGGCGCGAGAACGTTATTACAAGTTTTTTGATCAAATACACTCTATTGAATGTGATACTCATATAATTGGTGGCGATATTTTCGATCGAGTTCCTACTATGGAGGAGCTTGAGATTTTCTTTAATTTTATTCGTGAAGTAAAGACGCCTACTTTTATATATGACGGAAATCATGAAGCAACCAAAAAATATTATACTTTCTTTACATCCTTAAAAAAAGTTACTAATGAACTTAATCCATTAGTCAGAATTATAACAGGATTTTTCGGTCATCCTAAATTTAATATTCTTTCTTATTGTGAGCTGCATAAGCCTAATAGTATAGAAAAAATAGATAATTCTTTACCTTTATTTACTCATGTACGTGGTGAAATACCGCCACACGTAGTTCCAGAGGTAGACCTAGACCGTTTTAAAAAGTTTCCAGTAGTATTTGCTGGAGATTTGCATGCTCATTCTAATACGCAAAGAAATATAGTATATCCAGGTAGTCCAATGA